AAGACTTTTCGTTTAAACCAATAATAGGTTGTGAGGCTGCGGCTGAAGCGAGGCCCGAAGGCATACCTGATTGTTCAATACTCGGAGCCGCAGCCAAAGGAGCAGATTGTTGAATATTCATTAACTCTTGCCCCTCTCCGTAAGGGAGACCTGAAACATATTTAGCAGCCTGTGTACCACTTTGACCATTACCACCACGACCATTAACCTTCATAGGGTTATTTTGTGGTGCTGTTGGTCTGTATCCACCTCTTGCCATTAATATGTCCTAACTTTAAATATAATTATTTACTTGCGTGTTTTGGTGCTTTACCACCACGAGTGCCACCAGGTTGTTTACCGAATTTGATTTCGGATTTTCCTGGTTTAGCAATGCTTGGAACTCCAGATTTTTTAACTGGTTGTTCGTATGCTTTTCCAGCAGAACCTTGGTTTGCTGGCTTTTTGCCACCCTTGAATGACTTCATTCTTTCTCCTTCTTAGCCCGCAGGGACCATTCTTGTAACACTAGATGCTAGTGTTGGTTTGCCAGAACCGGACAATCCGGCTAGCAAATACTGTATTGGTGGACGACCACCTTGTCCCACTTGACCAGGAGCCACACCACGTGGACCACCTGTTGCTGCGCTTAATCCTGCAGCACCACCAGAAGGAGCCTTTCCTGTAGAGCCGGGGACGGGTTGCTCTTGACCAGGGGCTGCAACTTCAGCAGAAGGTAGTGCTTGAGGGGCAAACGCTTCCGCGATTACCTGCTCTATAGGTTGACCTTTTTGTCTGCCATCAATAACAGTTGCGATACGAGACAATATTTCACCAGGGTCTTGACCTTGTGTGGCAAGACTTGGTATTGCTTGTGCATATGCTGAAACAGCAGCAACAAGAGAATCACGAAGTTTTTCAATTTCAATCTTCTGTTCTTCCATTGTTACGTTGATTTCCCAAGGCATCTGACGGCGCAAAAAGTCACGAGAAATAAGTTGGTCTCCGCGCGCTTGTAATCCAAATACCAAAGCCTGGTTAGGGTTTAAACCGGCCATCAGTCCATAGGTGACATCAACCGTATAATCACCATCAATATCCTTGTTTGGTGTATACGTGATTTCATACGGTGCACCAGCGTCTACGCCGCGTACCGTCTTCTCGGTATTGCCGAAAAGTTTTTCGTCCATCTCAAAGCAAAGTTCAAAAACTTCTTTGAGTGCAGTTGCTAGAACAGATTGTGCAGTTTTAACTTGGGTATCAAATCCACCCATAAGTGCTTCAACACCACGACCAGTAACAATACTTCCTTGAGCCATACCTTGACGGCCTTCAGGGTATCTTGCACCCATACGCATTTCTTGGTCAAGTGCTGCAGATTCTGTAAATAATCCAGGAGGCACATTTAAATCAACACGTCTAATCTTTTCAGGAGATGCTGAACGTATAGTTGAGTCAGGTCCCATTTCAAGGACGTTAACATCTGCAGGCAAAGCAAATGGTGCCTGAACAGATTTCTGTGCCGCCTCAAGTTGTAGGGTAGCAAAACGGGCACGTGCTACTTGAACCCAAAGAATATCATCAAATTGTCCACGTTGTTGTTCATCAGAATCAACACCAGGACGAACAGCAAACACAACATTAAGTTTACCTAAAGGATTCTTTGCACGTTGTAAAACAAAATTTGCGCGTTCTGGAAGAAACAAAATAGTTTCATTCTTGTCCATATAGCGAACAAGTTGCATTGGGCGCATAGAACCGCGTGATTCAAACTTACCAAATATTACAGATTCGTATTCAGGAAAATCATTAGCCAACTCTTGAGCAGGCTTGACATAAAGTTTTGTATAAGAAAGGAGACGACCAAATCTGTCAAACTCAGGATAAGAATTATAAGGATTATCCACGCGAATACGTGGCATATTGTTTTCATAATCAGCCTCAACGATAAAAGGTAAAGCACCGAATGTTACATAACGGTCAGCACCTGTAAACATTTCAACTTGTAGACGTGAAGTATCACGGTAGCCAGCGGCAATCATTGTGCGCTTGTCGGCACGACTTCTGGCTCTATCTGATACAGCATTAGTTGCTGAACAGTTAATTGCAGGAAGAGGTGCAATTACTTCAGCAATGTCTCTGGCTGCAACGTCAATAAAGTTTGCAACCATAGGTTTAGGATATTCAGGTGGGAACAATCCTGGAAATACGTTATTGATATTACCTTTGCGTACTTCTAAAACATCGCTCCAACGAGCATCACGAGAACCGTAACGTTGTTTTAGTTGCTGATATGCTGCAGCAATATCTTCTATTTTGCGAGCCATTTAACTCCTCAATACCAACCAGCATTGGCTGCTCGTTGTTTTCTTGCATATTCTTCCAAGTCAACAACTTGTCGCTTGGCTAAATCAATCGGGGTAGCAAAAGGATTGCGAACCCAAGTCTTACCATAAGTACCTTGCTGATTTATATAATCACGCATTTGTGTTTCAGCAAACCACAAAGCCATAGGTCCGTCCTGTTTGTTTTTAGTACCAGGAGACCAAGTAATCAATTGTTCAATAAGCGCTTTAACGCCTTCAGACTCTGCCCTTGGAAATTCAATAAGGCCGTTTTTAGCAGGTTTGCCATCAGGACCAAAACTGCCAAAAAGAGGTGCAAGAGAAGCCACACCATATTCAAGGTCCATCTTGTTACTACCCGTGTAATGCTGAACCAGCCTGATACCCCGTGATTGTAAAAACGCATTAATCTCTTCATCCTGGGTTAAAAACAATTGGAAAGCATTTTTTTCAATAACCCAAACAGAAGGCTTATATCTTTCTGTCCATTGAAAAATTATTTCACGAATACGTTGAGGAGTAGGAGCAGGCATACGGCTAGCATCAAGAAGATACCTATGCTTAGTATTCCTGTCACCAGTAATTGCCACTGTAAACGTGTCACCCGACATAGCAGGGTCCATAGCACAAACGGTATAAAAACCAGTAGTATCGTTAGGATAGCCAGGTGCACCTGCAACAAGTGGACCACAACCTCTCATACCATTAGCACAAGCCCTAACAAGTTCTGGTGCAAACACAGCCTCAGCCTCAACATCTTGCTGCTGATAAACCATAGCCCAAGTTTTAGAATCCAAAACGCTACGGCGCTGCTTTAATCTAGTTCCATCCCATCTAGGGAAGAAGCCGTCCGCATCAGGGTCCACAGGGTCGCCAGGCCAAGGCTTATCACTACGAGGCCACAAAGTAACCCAATTTTCAGGCTTTTCATCAAACTCCAAAACCGCAGGCATCGCAAGATACGTCCAAGGCGATTTGCCCTCAGGATACCTGTCATCACTTCTAAGTTCACGATACATATCAATAGGGTCAACCCTGGTACCAACAATTAACAATTTACCGGTAGGACCAATACGGGTTAATACTTCCTGTTGTATCCAACGAATCTGTTTCTCAAATTCGCCGGCATTGGCAAGAGTCACACAGTCATCAAGAATAATCAAATCGGCACGGGCACCATAAATCTGCCCACCAATACCTAAAGCCTGTAAGGTAGGGTCTTTCTCGCCGGACTCGCGTTCAATATAAATTGCATCCTGAGTCCACTTATCAGCAGTAGCCTTAAAGCCATCAGCCGGTGCAAAACGTCTTTGTAAGTCAATATAAAAGGGTGAAGTTAATCTTTGCTTAACAGCATACAAGAACTCTTTAGCCATCGTCTGAGTCTTAGACACAACCTTAATGCGAACATTAGGGTCAACACAAATCCTATAGGTAATATAATCAATAGACACTGTCATTGACTTAGCGTGCTCAGGAGGCATATTCACCAACACGTACTGTGAAGTGCCTTTCTCAAAAAGCATACTAGGATGCAACCAAGAAGGGTCACGATTCTCAATAAGGTCAATAACATTCTGCTGATGAGCAAAAGTCTCAGACTTCATAAACTCTTTACGAAACTGCTTAAAAGACATACCCTTGTCTTCATCAGACACAACCCCAGCCCTGGCCTTCAAAGCGCGGACTAGTTTAACTTCACGGTCAAAATCAGGGTCAGACTTCGTATAATAATAAAAAGTCTTAGAAGACTTACCAACAGCCTTACAAGCATCCTCAACACTAAAGCCTTTGGCTATCATCTCAAGAAGACGCTTCTTAGCCTCATCAGAATCTAAAGATTTACCCGCGGCAAGTCTAAGGTGGAGACTGTCCTGCTGTTTAGGCATAAGACTAGAAACTCCTTTAGGTAAAAAATAGGCCCGTCATATTACATTTCATAAGATAAAAAAAATTCTAAACAACCACCGGGAGCGAACCACCTGTGGTGAGTGAGCGACCTCGTTTTGGTACTCGGTCGCCGAGCGAAGCCCCAAGCGAAGCGAGGCACTCGGGCCTTAAGGCCCTCTTGCCGAGTAGAGGGGCGGGGCTTTAAAAAGCCCCTCTACTATATATAAGGGTGCAACAAATAAAAATGTTGCACACCCCCTTTGACCTGCGATTATACACGCCATTCCTGAGCCAACCCGACTCAACTTTTAATATATTCCACCACCCAACAACCAGGTTTAGAAAAAAAATATGACTAGAGAGTGGGTGTGTGTGCGCGCGTGAAACTTAAAATGCCCCCTCATACATAACTATCAACCTGTGGTTGAGGGTTAGGGTTAGTTTAGACCCGTTAGTCTAGGATTAGACCCCTAGTTTAGACCCAAAAGTATATTATTATTAGACGCACTCGTCTAGTTATACGGCGAACAGGGGCGACTATATTTTGGGCGTTGTTTGGATTACTTACTGGGTCGTAACTTACTGACCCGTAACTTACTGAAGCGTAGGTTTAGTGTCTGTTTTGTCTGTTTGTTTTGTTATTGAATTGTTATCAAATCGTTATCGTTTTGTTATCAAATATGCTTGACATTTTGTTTTGTGGTGTGTTATTGTTTATTTATTAGATAATTATAGGGATTATCTAAAGAGATTAGGGGTAGTAAATGAATACAGCAACATTGTTTTTAGGGTCTGTAATTGAGAAGGTTAAGAGAGACCCTGATACTAATTGGGGTATGAGTGATGCTTGCGCTCTTTTGTTGGGTGCTTGTGAGATTGTTCGCTCTATGTCTGATGTTGAGTTTGAACAATTAAGAGATGTTTTAGAGTCTCGCTACGGCAAATAGACCGAAACGGGCGTTTTGCCCGTCTAAGCGTAAGGGCGCTTACTGATGAGGTCAGGAACATCTTAGGGGGTGTTTATGGATATAGAAGTTGTTTTGAACGAGGCAGAATATAACACTATTCAAATTTCTTTAGATAAGTTGAAAAGTGTTTTAAATGAGAATATGTCTAATTCTAACGATATGGACGAGGTATTTAGTTACAACACTTTTGTTCAAGAGATTATTGAATTAAAACATAATCTTAGGGACGCTTTTGTTAATCAAGGTAGTGTGGTTAATAAGGGGCATTGGTTTGAGTTGCATAGGATAGGTTAGTTGTTTGACGATTGGCAAGAGGTTAGCGCCTCTTGTCTTTCGCCTAATAACTAGCACAGGGCTAGGTTAGGGATACCTTAGGGGGTATAAAGTGGAAAGTATTGAATTAAATGAGGTAGAGCGTGATTTATTGCGCGATGCTTTGTGGAATTATGCTAGCAAACTTAATTTACTTATTTCTTTACCTGATGAGATACAATGGAAAGAGTTTCATAAGGGTAAATTAGATGAGGTTATGAGTTTGAGGGATAGAATAGCGTAGTTGTTTGACCATAGCCCCCAAATGCGATATATTGGGGGTGTTGGTCTAGCCACTACGGCTAGACTACCCGACAGGGTAGCATTTAGGGATAGGATAGGGAATATGTTAGAAACAGAAACAACAGCAAGACAACAATTTGTTGATGATTTTATTATGGTCGCAGAAAACGACCAAGAAACATACTACAAATATGTTAATATAATCCAAGATTATGGGGTTATGGGTGGCGCTAATAAAATCCAAGAGGATTTTGAAAATTGGATTAGTCAATTGGCAAATGATGAGGACGAAAGGGGTAATGAGATTGGGTCTCTTTTGTTGCGCCAGTTGTTGATTGGTTGGGGGTCTGATTGTTTTTATCAAATTGCTAAGCGTTTTGTTGTTGAGGATTAAGTGATTAAGTTTAGCCCTAATCGGTGAGCGTTAGGGCTATTCTTAACTACTTAAATTAGGTAGTTAGTTTAGGGAAAGGGCAAGAAATGAATACGGGATATGTTGGGCATTTTACGGGCGCTTTTATTTGTTTTACTTGTGGCGCTTTGTGTGATTGTGGGGACGAGTAATGCGTAACGATAGCGTAAAATTGACCCCATTTGGGGAAACAATTTATCTATTCGGATTAGGGCTATCTTTAGCCTTGATTGGGTTAGGTGTGGTTAGATTGTTTGGGTATGTTGTGGTTTGGACAGCGCAACTTTTGGGGATTAGTTAGGTTTTATTGACACGAGGGACGATAGCCCCCTAACTATCGTCTCTCACTTACTAGATAGGGACGGGATTGTATGGGTAAGAATAAATTGAGGGACGGGATTGTGATTAGTAGGCGTGATGATAGCGCGCCGTTTATTGTTTATTGTCAAGGGTGCGAGTGGATATTTTATTGTAAAACTAGTTATGGGAATATGTTGTATAGGTCGGCGTTAGTTGTGGCGCGTAAGCATAGGTGTGAATAATTGTTATCAAATTGTTATGTAAATATGATTGACAGGCGTGATGTGAGCGTATTAGGTTAGGTTTTGTGGCTAAGGGCTAGTCACAATTTAGTAAGGGACGGGATAGTATGAAAGTTAGGCAAGTGTTAGATATGGTCAGGGATTTAGACCCTGATGATGATGTGTTTTGTTGTATTTATTCAAGAAATGATGTTGCGCAAGTTGATGAGTCACTACCGATGTTGGTTAGTGATGATGTTTGGTCTGAAATTATTAGGCGTATGGATAATATCCCTTTACACTCCGAGTTTGAGGATATTGTTTATGATGAAATGGGTGCATAATGAAAGTTAAAGATGTAATTGAAAGTATGCAAAATTATAATCCTGAAGATGAAATTGTAATTTTGTGGTGGACTAAAGACATATTTGATGATGAAACTTTAACGATTACTGATGATGTGTGGTCTAAAGTTGTTAAGGTTTTAGATGATGAAAATAATCTTGATTTTGCTAATAGTGTTATTAGTGATGAGATTTATTGTGCGTTAAGAGATAACGAGGTGGACGCATAATGAACGAGTTATTAGAGAAAATGTTTAATAACACTAATGGGCATACGACAAATTGTGAATGTGTTCATTGTAATAGTCTAAAGGTTTTATCCTTTATGATTAACGAGCAACCTGAAATTATTGAGTTTGAGGAGGATAGATAATGAAGGATTATTGTAAGGATTGTGGGCAACCTATGGTGTGGTGTATATGTGGTGATGACATTTGAATAGTCAAAAACTATATGAACAAATATCTGCAAAGTTTAATGATATTCGTGGCATAGTGTTAGAGGGCAGGCGCGAGGATAGCGATACGCTTATCGGCTGGCTTGAGGCTTTACACTATGTTAAAAACTTAATGGGTGACATTGAGGGTATTTGTTGTGATGATTGTGGTAACGAATACTGCTCTTGTTTTGATATAAATATGAACTCTATGTCTGATGATTTTGGATTGAGGGTTTTATGAACGCTAAGTGTGATGAGTGTGGGCGTGTGTTTAATTTATATAACGAGCAA